GTCAATCAAAACTCTAAACATACCATATTCTGAATTGAACCAATCATTTTTAATTAAATTTTCAGTGGGTTTTACAGTTGCTTTCGGATCAACAGGAGTATTATCGACTGTCCACCCACTAGCTCCACCGACATCTCCGTGGAAGTCACCATAATTTTGACTATTTGTTACGTCAGAAGTAACAGACCTCCAAGCAGTGCCTTGTAGATCACCGTACACGACAGGAACAGTAATTGTATCACCAGCGTCTATAGAATGACCAGTGTACATATTATAATTGTACATTATGATATTTTCACCACCTATAGTTCCTTCATCAGCAACTACATTAATTCGTGAAGAACCTATGTTTATGTCAGGTGAAGTTTCGACGATTCTTGTTTCACTAGAGATATGGTGAATGCCTTTAACCGCATGTTGATTTTGCCCACCAACAGTAGTTTTCAAATCACCGCCAATAATTTCATTCAAAGAACCTGAAACATAATTCGTTTCCGTACCAGTCACTGTGTTAGACTTATCAGCATTTACTATAGTTTGATGATTGCCGTTTACATCTTGCCTATAACCACCTTTGATATCATAGGTTTGATCACCAGCGACATTTACATTCATATGCCCACCAACGTCTAGATCAAAATCGCCATCAACTCTCATACGAAGATTTCCGTGATATACGATTTGACCATTACCTTCAATGATAACTTTTTCATCCCCACCAGAAACACGAACAGTATTATTTGTTGAACTGATTACGACTGTTCCATCAGCACGCATCTCAACGCCTGCGCCAGTCTTATGCCTAAACAACATGCGTTCACGACCAGGAGTATCATCAATTTCTTGAACATGCCCAGATACAGTTCGGCGAACTTGGTTTAATGGAGCAGTAGAAGAAACATAATCTTGAAGTTCAAGATCAATTTCAACATCTCCCCCACCGATATATAAATTATTTTCTTCAATGCCTCTCGCTTCTAAATTAGTAGAAGGCGCATTACTGTATTCTCTTTTAGGAAATATCTTTTGTGGATCTTCATAAGGATCTGCTTGAATATTTTTCTTAGGAGTTCTCAGTTTTTTCACAAGATCTTGTGGTGATGACATTTATATCTCCCGATTCTTAAGTAGATAAGTATCAAAGTCAAAATCGCAACCAGAAATTTTAGAATCTTGATTATAAATTCCTGGCATTGATGGGAATTGAAATCCATTAAATAGTTCATCTGTTCCAGTGTATAAACCACCAGGAGAAAAACGATAAAAAACTTCTAACATTAAATCAAATGTTTTCCATTGTTCATGCGTAATAGATTTAGACGATATGTTTTCCCAAGAAAATGGACGATCGCTTGTGGAATATAATCCTGCGTCAAATGTAATTCTAATTGATTCTTCGTATATTTTATCAAACTCTTCGCTAAGTCCTGCGAAAATTGCAATAGGTTTTATCCCTAATGGTAAAACTCTTTCGACGATACCGTCTTTTCTAATATAATAATGAGTAGAATGGCATGCTTTTGTTATCGGATCATTTGTTTTATTTTTATTTTCATAATATAAATCTATAATCGTTTCATTAAAATCTTTTGCTGTCATAAATTCATCTGTAGCAGAAAGAGTCCAATCTACTATCAAGTTTTTCATTGTTCTTGTAATGCTTTTTAATTCTATTTCAAATTCACGTTTATCATTGACTTTTTCATAAGTGAAACTTGATTTATTAGTCGGTATTTTTCCTTGCCCTAATTTATAGATAGGACTGGTGATTTCATTTAATGCGGTTTTAGAACCTTTGTCAACAACCTTTGAAAGATTCGTATTTCCTAAATTATCTACAATAGGTAAAGCAAATTCGTTTGTAGAAGTATCTTTCCCATTCTGATAAAGTTCAAGCGTGTTTCCTTTATACGATCCTTGCCCTGCAGTAATACCAGCAACTGATCCCATAATGTTTGCTTTGTTCACGCCTTTTGCACCAAAAGGAGAAGATGAAGATCCAATTGGATTACCGAGATTTCTGTTCTGACTGCTAGAAAACTCTTTTATTTCTTGTGAAATAATTTCCGCTTCTTTTTTATTTACAATATCATTCGCTTTACCGTCTAATTCTGAACTTCTTCCTTCTTGACCTATTTTAGTTAAAAGTCTTTGCAATACTGGATTATCAGAAACTTCAACAGATTGATTTACTGCTGATTTTCTTTTAGAAATACTAACACCATATCCTTCTAAAGATTTATCAATTCCCTTTGGAGAACCTGAACCATGTAACATATCAAGTAAAATTTTATTATCAGTAGATCTACCAGCAAGCGTGTCTATATTAGATTTATTTGCAGGCGATTTAAAAACTTCTACATCAGGAACTGAAGCGGTTATACTACAAATTCCTGGATCTATTTTATCACCCAAAGGTTTTACGGTTGAAGTCAATCCCACAAAACCTGAAGTTGTCGCACCTACAGTTCCGCCGATAGTGGAAGAAACATTTTTTACTAAACTGTTTGCTCTTATTTCATTTGCCTTGCGGTCTATATCCTGTAACTCCCAATCCCCCCTAAGTCTGGAAGTTTCTGAAGATACTCTATCTGTAGATAATTTTGTAAAATCTGTCATTAGGTGTTAAACTTTCTATAGATTTCGAAAGCAAAATCAATTCTTTCTTCTTGCGCTTTTCTTCTGAATCTTCTATCTTCACCTTTTATTTTACCATATTCATCATATTCATATGTTGGTCTGATATATTTTCTCATGAATATAAGCGTTGCTTCTTCTATAGTTTTTGCTGATTTCAATTCAGCAAACCCATAATATGGTAAAGTGTAAAGTTCTTTTCGAGTCCACAGTAATTGTGCATATAAAGTTGTATATGATAAATTTATAGAGGCAGCAAAAGACTGTAATCCACCAAGTCTGTTTCCTCCAGAACTTGAAGAATTCCATTGACCTATACCAAAAGATCCAGGATTGACTGTCGCCAATGGATTCAAATCACCTTTGTTCGTACGAACGTCTGACTCTTGACAAAAATTTCCAATTACAGCAGATGCTGCGATTTCAGTTAAATTTCCACCTTCTTTGGTTATTAGAAAATTATAAGATCTTTCAATATTAGTGTTACCGAATAAAAGTTCTACATCAACCCTATCAGGAGGTATGGTGTTTTTATTGACTGCCGGATCAATAGCAGAAGTTCCTGCTGCTGGAGCCTGAAAAGGACTAGATTCTTCGTAAGTTATTTCATTTTCATATTTTGGCATAGAACCAAAAACTAAAGGAAGTTGTGAATGAAGTCCGTCTAAGAAGATACCGAAAACTTGTGCTTGCTCTCTAATTCCTGTACTCGCACCGAGACCTGAACTTCCACCTTCAGTTATAGGAATAACAACTTGTGCCCATGGTAAATCTCCAACAGTAATTTCAGGATTATCATGTATTCCTACAATTCTTACTTTTACTCTTCCCATTTCTAATGGGTCGTTGACGCTGATTACCCTACCGACAAACCAACGTGTATCATCTCCATAAAATTCAGATCTATTTACAGGTATCATACTATCACCGCATCGCTTGTATAATCTTTGAGTTTAGCGCAGGTTAGATGTATATCATATCTTTCAGAAGTAAATGAATGTTTTGTAGCATAAACCAAATAATCTCCACTTTTTTTCATATCCCAATTATTTGTTTTTGTTTTTTGCGCTGGTTTATTATTTAAGAAATATAATCTAATGGTATTTCCTATTGTCATATTTGTATCCGTTTTAATGAACCCTTGACCAGGAACACGAATAGTGACAGGCGTCTTAAGTAGATGGGTTTTGAGTGCTTTACCTATAATTTTTTTATTATGGTCTGCGATATTTTTTTCTTCATTGTATGATTTCATAGAACCTGCACCGATATTATATGCACCAGAACCGGAAATTTGCGTAATCACCCTAGAAGGTTGTTGATTTAAAACATCACCGTCTATTTCAAATTCAGAAAAATTATAAGATTGATCTCTAGTCGAAGGAAGTTTATCAATAACATCTGCTTTATAATTAAAATTGTGTTTCAATACTCTAGAAGTGAATGCGTCGTAAAATTGATAGGAAGAACCAATATAACCTGTTTGAATCATCCTAAACATATTTTGTTTATCACCTTCATTATAACTGTGAATCGGAAGATAATTATTCCCCTTTTGAAAATCGTCTGGGATATTCGGAGAACCAACATACATAAAAGGTTTATTGTTATTCACTGGTTCTGATTCCATCATAGTTAATAAGTCGCCAAAAAACAATTTATCTTCTACACCCAATGTAGAAAAAACATATTGTGGAACGCCGTCACTGGTAGTCATCCTGTTTTTAACCCAAGCGATTGCTTTTAATGGATCTAAATTAGGGATGATAACTTTCATATCTTTTTGGAATGCAGACTCTCCGACTTTAATAATTTCACGATCTAAGTATTCTTCAGAAATAAGATTTAAGATATCAAACGGTTCTCCGGAGTATGCTTTATTCACGTTCTTATAATTCGATTTATATAAGATATCTTCATATAAACTTAATGTAACAAACTCTGATGTTTCATTAGTTTTGATATGATCCATAACGACTTCAACGACAAACCTTTTTGTTATAGATTTCTGACTATCAATTGATGGTTTAATCTTAATTACAACAAATTCTGCTCCTTGAAAATCAACACGATCCATCAAACGCATAGAATCTACTAATGCTAATTTTGCAGTTAAAAAAGGCATATCAATGTGTTCATATATTTCTATATCAGAAACATCATTTGCTATTTCTACTGGCATAGTTGATCTAGAAGAATAAATTAAAACGCTTTCTAGACTGTATTTTCTACTTGGTTCTTTTGGTGATGGCATTAACTTGTCAAAGCTCTCTTAAATGCACTTGCGATTTGAGTAATATTTTCTTGTTTAATCACAGCAATATTTTTTAAATTATCATTTTCACGAATATATCTATCAAAGATAGTTACTTCATTATATACTCCGGGAACTGGTGCTGTCGGATCGATATCCACATATTCTCCGTTAGAGTTTTCATAATGATGAGTTGCATAATATTCATATCCGGTTCCAATATTAGCGATTCTTGCTACATTTTGCGCCGGACCAGAACAACTTAATGCTTCACCTTGTATAAAGTTATCATCAGTTTCTACAATAATTGTTCCTGTATCTAAATGCCTTTTAATGATTTGCCCTCTAGTTCCAGACAAAACGCCATAAGCATATTCTCCTTCTAAAAATACGTTAGATATATCCGCTTGAAATCTAACATACTTATGTGGAAAATCAACTACGATTTTTTCTTCAATTTGCTTGTTCGTTAGAGGCCAACCTTGTGATCTAAGTTTATCATTCATCATAAAAAACGTCCAATGATATGTTGGCGTATCATATAAAAATTGAGAAACTTGATCTGGACGTTCACCTTCGATAATAGAATATGGTTCATAGTATGAAAGAGATTCTCTCACCTGATCTACAACATCAACGTAAAGTGTAATATCTCTTACATATTCCATTTGGCGATTACCGCCGCCAATCTTTTCAAAATCGTCACCGAAAGTGTATAATGTTTTTCTAAAATTTTTAAAATACTGCATTAGAATCCTGCCTCGATATCTCTCTTACTTAATGCTCTGTATTCTAAGAAGGTTAGATTTAAATCAACTTCAGTCGGATGACCGTCTTCGAAAAATACACCGCCACTTGTCGAGTTATAAGATGCTTGAACGTCTTTCAAATAAGCATATTGAATTTTTGGTAATTTGATTGTTCCATTATCATATGTGAACTGAATTCTATAAATGTTAGGAAATTCATAACCAATAGGAATACCAGGACTCACGTCAATTTCCCTAGGATACATTTGGAATCTAAAGTTTTCTACGATAGATTGAATTCTTTTTGCTTCTTGGGGATTGACTGGAATTAGTTTAAAAGCAAAACTAAACATGCGCATCGCTGGTTGATCAAAAATCAATCTTGTTCCCGGATTCAATCCTGTTTGTAATGCCGTTGAACCTGCGGCAGCAAATCCTGCAGGAAGTTTAGAAGCAATTCTAGATGCCGCGACTTTTGCTGCGTCCTGAGACAAAGTTCCCTTTGCAAGATTAAAAATACTTTCCATTCCTTCGGTAACGCCGCTTTTTAATGCTGCACCTATAGACTGCCCAGAGTTTAATCCAGCAAGAGCAGTCATACCTCCTGCGCCAAGATTTGCGCTATTATAGTTCACGGCATCGTTATATTGTAACTGCTGAGGAAAAAACAATTGTACAGCAGGTCTTGACAAATCTCTGTATGCTCGAAGATCAGTTAATTTATCACCCATTGCTGCTTGCGCTTCTTTAATTTCTTTAGCAATAGAATCTCTTTCTTGTTTTGCTTTCCATGCTTCAAGTTCGGTTTTTTGTCTTTGTTCAACAGTAACCGCAAGAGATTGTTCAGATGCAACTGCTTCATCATTAGTTGATTCAGAATCTTTTTTATTTACATAATCAGAAATAAGTGGTTCATTGAAAATAGATTCAAGTGATTGATCGATTGCACCTGTATCTATTTTATATGGATGGAATACTATAGATGCTGGATATAAGTCTTCTCTAGTCAAAGGGAATTTAATAATAGAAGTCGCAGCCCTATCTTTCACTACAGTCGGTTTGGCATTACCAGCATTGGCAGGAATATAACTGTTACCGCCATATTCTGGACCAGAACCAATTGGTTCAACATTTTTTTGCTGTCTTAAAATTGCATCGGGATAAGTATCGTTTTCTGCAATCGGGGCAGCTTTGGTAGAATTCGAATTTGAAGGAGATCCACCTGCTTTTGCCGCTTTCCTAGCAGCAAGTATTTTTTTCGCCCTTATTGACATATTTTTTTCCTTAATAAATAATTAAAAATCGTCAAACCTATTTATAAACAAAATGGCATATTCAGGTAGATATAAAGTAAAGAACATAAAGAAGTATCAAGGAGATCCTGATAAGGTGACATACAGATCATCTTGGGAAAAGGCATGTTTTTATTGGTGCGATTCGAATCCTGATGTGATCAAATGGTCTTCAGAAGAAGTAGTTGTACCATATAGGTGGGATGTCGATAAAAAGATGCATCGATATTTTGTAGATTTAAAAATTACATTTAAAGATAAAACTGTTCTTGTTGAAATCAAACCCGAAAAAGAAACAGCACCACCAAAAAGACCAGATAAATCTAAACGATACATAGGCGAAGCGATGACTTATGTGAAGAATATGAATAAGTGGGAAGCAGCAAATAACTATGCAAAGGATAGAGGATGGGAATTTCAGATATGGACAGAAGAAACTTTATATAAAATGAAAATTCTTAAAAAACTAAAACCATTAAAACCTTTGAAACCATACCGCAAAAAATCTAAAAAATGATATAAATAGTCTTATGGCAAACTTATTTCAAAAATTAGAACTCGAGGCATTTCGTGCTGGTATCAACCCTAGAACTGAAGAATCTAGAAATTGGTTTCGCGAGAAAGCAAAAGGTCTTCGTAGAGTTAATCGTCTAGACCTGATGAAATCAGATGAAATAAAACAGGTAAATAAATCCCAAGCACTTATAGGTTCTATGAATATGTTTTTCTATGATCCTAAAACAAAAGATAAATTGCCATACTATGACAGATTCCCTTTAGCGATTATCGTAGGTGGTGCGCCAGGAGGGTTCTACGGAATGAATCTTCATTATCTGCCTCCAGTCCTAAGAGCTAAATTCCTTGATTCTTTATTAGACGTTACGACTAATGATAAATATGACGAGACTACAAGATTCAAAATAAAATACGGAATGCTAAAAAAAGCAGGATCTATGAGATATTATAAACCTTGTTTCAAGCATTATTTGTTTGCACATGTTAAATCTAGACTAGCAAGAGTTCATGCACCCGAATGGGAAATCGCGACTTTCTTACCAACTGCCGATTGGGAAAAGGGAAGAGCTCAGTCAGTCTATAGAGATTCTAGAAGGATGATATAATGTCTTCAGTTGATCAGATCAAAGCGACAATATCAAATAAAGGTGGACTTGCAAGACCAAATAATTTTTTGGTACAACTACCTACAGATTTTTATTCTGCTCAACCAGGATCCACATATGTAGGCGATTATATTACAGGAAGCGAATTAAACATTCTTTGCCAAAGTGTTTCAGTCCCACCGAAGACAGTTCTTACTTTAGATCAAAGAATGGGAATGACTGCAAGAAAAGTCGCTTATGGATATCAAGGGGCAGGTTCTGTTAATATGACTTTTCTTCTCCTGAACGATTATGGTATTCGTAAATATTTTGATTCTTGGTATTATAATACAGTTATTGAAGAAGGGGTTGCCGTTTATTTCGAAGACTATGCTAAAGATATTCGTATTCATCAATTGAAAAAAGCAATCAATCCTAAAAATTCTGCAGGTCAGTTAAGTGATTTACAAGGCGGTATCGTTTATAGTGCTTTACTTCAAGAAGCATATCCAACGAATATAACGCAAACTGAATTCACAAATGATCTAGACGGAATAATGCAACTAACAGTAGAATTCACATATACTAAATGGGAACCACTAACAGTGAACCCAGCACCAGCACAAAAACCTATACTTTCAAATGCTACGCAAAACGTGCAGCAAGCGATTAAGCGATCTGAAAATAGACAAAGAGCTCTCGAAACATCAGTTCGAGACGATTGGTAGATTATAAGGAGTTATTATGGCACTACCTAAACTGAATGAAACTAATTGGTATGAAGTTGAAGTTCCTTCAACAAAACAGTTAGTTAAATATAGACCATTTTTGGTTAAAGAACAAAAACAATTATTGATTGCTGCAGAAACAGAAGATCAAAGAGTAATTGTTAATTCTATTTTGGATACAATCAATGTTTGTATTCAAGAAGATTTTGAAGTAAGAACATTGACGTCATTTGATACGGACTACCTATTCAGTAGAATCAGAGGAAAGTCTGTAGGTGAAACAAGTGAAATTATTATTAAATGCGAATCCTGTGAGCACTCTAATGAAGTCAAAGTTAATATTATGGATTCAACTATTAAAGGTGAAATGAAAGAAGGAACGATACAGTTAACTCCGGAAATTTCAGTTGAAATGGTTTATCCTAGTTATATGGATTTATTTAAAAGGGATTTGTTTGATGAAGAAGGAAATCCTAGAGGTGCCCACGCTGTGGATATGATTGCAAGTTGTATCAAAGCAGTTATCACTGAAGAAGAAAGAATCGATCTTAAAAATGAATCAAAGGAAGAAATTGATGGATTTATTGATTCTTTAAATAGTGAACAGTTCGAAAGAATAAGTGGGTTCATCCAAAATATGCCAAAGTTAGTTTATGATGCAGAATTCGTTTGTGAAAATTGTGAAAAAGAAAATAAATTAACATTAGAAGGAATTGGTAATTTTTTCTAATATGCCTCTCTCATGATACGCTAGAAAACTATTATAGAGTCAATTTTCAATTATTGCAACACTATAAATATTCTCTTGCTGATTTAGACCAAATGTTACCTTGGGAGAGGGAAATTTATTTATCATTATTACTTAATCATTTGAAGGAACAAGAACAAAAAAGAAGAGAACAAGAAGCCAGGGGATACTAAATGGCGGAAGTAACATTAAAGAACGTCACTGTAGAATTGCAAAAACAAAACAGTTTGCAACAGGAGACGTATTCTTCTCAAGTTGCTACGAAACAGTCAGTGGACGGTTTGCGG